GCATTCAACCTGGGCTTGCGAAGGGTGACAGTGTAAGATACCCACAACTCACCCATCACTTGTCCGAGATACGTGGCAGGGGGATTCAACAAAGCAATGTTGAGCACGCCTTGATCATACTCCTTCAAATCCTCGCTTGAAGCGACGTTTCCAGAACGAACATACTTGCGACCAGTAGTCGCAGCAAGTTTGGCGGGGTCACATTCAACACCTTGAAGCATGGAAGAAGAAGTCTTGCAACTCATGGAACCCTCGTACATCATCATCGTCTCTTTGTCAGCAAACACTTCAAGAGAAGGGTTGTACTGCGTAGCCATGATAACTTGACCAACTTGACCAGAGGCGGCAGCGAAATCGGCAATAGTGGACTTGAACGTATAAATGCATTGCAACAGTTCATACTCCTGATAGTTGCAAGCAATCTGGCTAAGCCAGGGAAACGCAACAGGCAACCCAGGGTTGATGGAAAACGCTGAAATGCTAAACGGAGTATTAGTTCCAGGAGCATAAATGTCCTTCACATACTCAACGTTGGAAATAGTAACGCTGCTGCCATCAGGAGCAAACTTCGGAACGACAGAGTCTCCACCACCATTCACAAGAGAGTTCATGGATGTGTAATCGCCACGACCTGAAAAAGCCTGATCAATTACAGAGGCAGTCATATATTCAGGTACCGCAGTTGATCCAAATGAAGTCATATTTTGAGCAACTCCAACGTTATAGGCATTATGGGCCATGTTACCTGACCACTTGTTACGAAGATAATCTTCAAATTCAGATCCAGCAGCAGCGCCAGCAAGAGTGGAAGCTTGAATGACAGTTGGTGCCATGCCAGCTAAGGTGCCATCTTCTGAAAACATAACAGCACCAGCAGTGCCAGCAACAGCAGCAAGACCAGCTGCAGTGCCACCAATAATTTTGCCAATATAACCACCCCTACCTGTATAAGCACCCCGGCCATACCAACCGACGGACTTCCTGAGGGCTTGGTTCTCCGGAGTCGCTTCCGCATAAGTTTGACCGGGAGTCAGACCGAGGGCTTGGGCGGCGGCAGATCCACGACGGACATAGGGATGGGCGAACTCGGAGGAAGGCCACTTGCCTCTAACATAGGCCTTACGTGCAATAGCACGCTTCTGATAATAGCTAAGGCGGCCACCCCGGCGATAGCTGCGACTAGAGGAACGACGGCGTCCATAAGACTTGCGCCTGTAAGGGCGCCGAGACCCTGAACTAGAAAGGTTTAGCGAAACCGACGCAGGGACGTTCACACTCTGCATCAAACCTGCCGGACATCGCATATCCAGAGCGAGCACCGGCATTTGGGCGGGAAACAAACACATCCTGCGAGACAGGAACAATGTTAGGACGACCGCCAAGAGCAGGGTCGTCATACATGGCAGGTGCATGAGACATCTCGACACGATCGCGTCCACCAAATCCCACAGATTGCACAGGATTCAGAGGCAAATCCGCATCACGAACAATACCGACAAGAGCATCTTGATCTCGCCCACGCTGACGCCGGACAGAAGCCAACGCTCGTTGCCGATTCAACTCTGCCTCGAGATCACCGTCACCGAAGAGTCCTGACATTGCCCCGCGCGCAGCAGGAGCAAAGTCGAATCGAGGCATATGCCCAGGGCCTCCGCCAAAGGCGGGGACACCGGCTGACGGTACGTTGGCAACCTGCCAATTCGCCATAGGCGAATCAGGTTCCTCTACAACAGGGAACCGGGACATGCGGTACCAGGCGCATACGCGAAGTATACAACTTAACGCCAACACTAATAGTGTAGTGTAACGCCTACCCGAGGTAATACTAGCTCGGGTAGGCGTGCACTACCTTCCAAAAACGGAAGTTAGGGTACACTAGCCTGCGGCGCTCTTTTCAAAATTAACTCAAAGATGTCGCGGCAAGCGCCGTAACGTTAATCCATGGATGTCACTGCTGGAGTATGCAGGACTGTCAGAAAGCGATCTAAAAGCAGCAACAGTGCAACTAGCACAACGCCGTTCACAAGGCTTGTCACAGAGACAAGGCGGAATCTTGCGCGCATCCAAAAAATCATCGACAGCGCAATATCCGTTACAGGAATCATTCCGTCTAAGACCGACGGAGGAAGATCAGCGAAGAGCAGAAGGGCAAAAGCCAGAGCTGCAGCCAGGCGAAAGAGTGGAACAGTACAAGATAGCAATGCACAAATGGAATTTGAGAAAGATGCAATCTGAGCAAAGCACTGCGAAAGAAATCGTATACAACGACCACGGTTTGTCCAATGTGCAACGTTCTGCAGGTCAAAACATAGACGTTTCTGGTGGCTGGGCAGCGAATCCACATTCAAGGACGGCCGGCACTGGAAGATTTGAGAAGGCCTTACTTTCTTACAACCGGAGAAAATAATTACTCCGACGGAGAAAATAGTTACTCCGGTTAGGGGGGTGGGTCCCCTGCCTCAAATGTGTTTAGTACTGAAATAAAACACCGGACAATTAAGTTGCGTTTTGTGATAGGGTTGTAAGCCTGGATGACCCTTGCTTGGGTGACCGTGCATGCACGGGGGGGTGGTGGGCAACCCGAGCGGCCTGGCACAGGATTTTCGAACATTTTTTTTTATTTTTTTTTGTCGAAAAAAGAATGGCGGCCGCCGTTCCTTCCACAAAAACAAGTATGTTTCCGATGTCTGACGAACGTATGACGCAACTCAACAACCGCATGACGGCACAGTACTCTGGCGTGACAGTGATTGATGATGCTGAGCGCAAGCGTGTGGCCCCTACCATTGTGAGAAGTGCCCGATGGGTACAATCTCAGATGGGGGCTGCCGGCTTTCCAATTCGTGTTGATCACGAAGTGTGGCGCTGCTATTTGTGAATACTTACTCAGTAAACTCAGAGCAACAATCGCCTACTCGTCATTGGGTGTTCACTTTGAACAACTACAATCCCGGAGAGGAAGATGGATCGTGGCTACTCGAGGCGGAATATTGGGTTATTGGCAAAGAAGTCGGCGAAACGGGCACCCCGCATCTCCAAGGTTACGTTGTCTTCATGGACAGATACCGCCTCAAGCAACTTACGGATTCGCACCCAGTGGCCAAGCGCTGTCATTGGGAGCCGCAATCTAAATTCTCGACTCCAAAGCAAGCTTCAGAGTATTGCAAAAAGGAGAAGAATTTCATTGAGCACGGAGAATGGTACCTCTTTGTGCACGACATTGATGACCCTGATTGCGATTTGCTGTCGTCAAGTTCATCGGAAGGTTCTTCCTCAAATGAAGAATCTGACGTGGACGTCGACGAAGAGTCTTTGAAACCACCACCACAGCGCACGCGCACTTCTATGCACATGCAATCTTGTGACGCACAACTCCCTTAGTCCTTCTACCGGAGGCGAGGCAACCAAACGTAAATGGGAAGATGCTTTGATCCTTGCTAAAGAAGGCCGCTTTGACGAAATTGATGCTCACATTCAACTGCAATACCACTCGACGCTGCGTAGAATTCGAAACGAGACTCTCTTGCAGCAGCCTCAAATTCAGGGAGACCTGGAGAATTTGTGGTACTTTGGCCCGCCAGGAAGCGGCAAATCACTGTGTGCTCGTACTCGCTTCCCACAACTGTTTCTTAAGGCACTCAATCATTGGTGGGATGGATACGAAGGAGAGGAGACGGTTCTCATCGAGGAATGGGAGGTCACAAGTGCAAAGTTCCTGGGACACCACCTCAAGATCTGGGCAGACCGATATCCGTTCAAGCCTGAGATCAAAGGATCCTCTCTTCCACCGCAACGACCAAAGAGGATTGTCATCACCTCCAACTACTCTCTACAGGAATGTTTCGGAGCAGACCCAACATTGTTGGCAGCACTCAGACGACGCTTCACGGAGGTCGACTTCGGCCAACATCCTTTTGCGTACATCGAGCCGCCCGTCATCTCCCCAGACAGACAGCCCGACGACTTCAGATGATGATTGGTGGTTATGGAATGGAGGTGAAGAGTAAATTTATTGCACGAAAAACTTTCAAAAACATGCAAATTTGAATCCTAGATGGTGGTGTAAGGAACACCAGACTGCGTGTACTGAAGCTGAAGACGATCAGCCTTGCCAGTAAGTGATGCAGAATTAGTGCCGTTGTAAACGGACACCTCACATTCTTGCACCACAGGAATCCAACTCGGTTGAACAGCAGGTGTAGTACACAGAGCTCCGAAATAGACACGATTCTTGATACCGTTGGTAGCAGGTTGGCAACGAATATGCAAGGTTTGGGTGATACCATTCCAACTTGGATCAGTAGGGGCGCCGGCATTCTGCGAGTCGTTGGCAATACGCTTGCAAGCGGAATACCGAACATTGTAACCAGTTGTATCACGTTCAGGCATGTCCTTGAAACGATAAACATTGCCAGCCACTAAGGGCTGCGCAAGTTCGCACATCTCAGGATCATTGGCACCAGAGCCAAGCCTGCCATACTGAGTGAAGATGATCTGTGCAACCCCTTGAAAGTTGTCTGGCAACTCGACACAGTAAAAAAGTGCAAAGTAATTGGACGAGGGATTCGGGCCATAAACCCACAAAGGTGGCGGTGTGGAAATGCCACTCCACGTAATATACGTAGGAACCTCAGCAGCAAAAATGTCCAACGGATCATTAGCAGATCCAGGACCACTTGCAGGCTGAAGCCAACCACCTTGACCAAAAAGCGTGGGAACGGCATACATTCTGGCACCAAATGAATTGCGGGGGCCAGACAATTGAAGATCGTCAGAAAAATAATTCGCACTGTTCAGCTTCGATGAACCAGCTTGATTGTAATAGCAGAACACATCACTGGGAATGCTGTTGCCATTCAGGGCATTCAACCTGGGCTTGCGAAGGGTGACAGTGTAAGATACCCACAACTCACCCATCACTTGTCCGAGATACGTGGCAGGGGGATTCAACAAAGCAATGTTGAGCACGCCTTGATCATACTCCTTCA